CCGAACTTCCAAGCCCCGGCTGGCGAGCCGCCTCCTTTCCCGTTCCTCATGGATCGTAACAAGCAGGCGCAGATGCTCAAACAATGCTATGGCGACGAGAATGCTGTGGACTATGTTCGCAATGCTATCGGGTGGTGGCCCAAGTCCGGCTTTGCCCAGACGATCCTGACCGCCGATGTCATCCGTAATGCCAATACCAATGAAGAACCACTATGGGATTCTGAAGGACTGGTCAAGGTCGCGGGATTTGATACTGCTTTCACCGCTGGGGGAGATAGGTGTGTGCTGACTATCGGTAAACTAGGTTATGTGCGCGGAACTAGGAACCGTGTCCTCTATGTGGAGAAACAACATATCATACAGATTTCTGCTACTGCCAGTGCCGAGTTTGAAGTCCAGCTTGCCACAGAGACAGTTCGCCTGTGCCGCGAGGCGGGAGTAGAACCAAAACGATTCGGTATGGATGTCTCTGGAGATGGCGGGCGGGTGGCCCAAGCCATCATCCGCGAGTGGCTCAAATACGAATCTAGCGGGCATAGCATCGTGCTAATTAGTTCCATGGGTAAACCAACCGACCGAATCGCCGCCGATGTCGATAAGCGTCCATGTAATGAAGTCTATGACAGATTGGTATCTGAATACCATTATAGCATATTTCACGGGTTCAAAAGTCGTGTGCTATTTGGAGTGGATTACGCTACAGAACTAGGTCGGGAACTCTGCCTGCGGAGATACTTCATAAAGAATAAGAAGATCAGTATCGAAACTAAGAATGATTACAAGGGCAGAATTGGTTCATCGCCTGACCTTGCGGATAGTTTCAGCTATGCCGTAGAGATGGCCCGCCGATATGGACTCGTTTTTATCGGTAACGATAAACCTGTTCCGACTAACCGATTCTGGGCGCGGGAAGAGAAGAAGGTCGAGATGCCCGACGAAGAGTATGGCTCCCAAGACTGGGGAGAGGATTAAGCCGCCTCCCATTGACGCTCTACACGATCCTCAAACCACACGACAACTGGATTCCAATCGCCAGATTCTGGTTTTTCAAGTTTCACCACCTCTACAAGCGTAGGGTCTTGCCATCCTTCTGGAACCGGATAAGGTCGAATCGTGTCGAGGCGAGGATTGCCTTCATCGTCAAGAACTACACTGGCAAGTTCCTTTGTTCCGTCTGGAAATATAAGTCCAAATGTTTTCATAATTATGTTCCGTAAGTTACTTCTACTACATCGACAGCAGCAACCCAGCGCCATGTCTCTGACGCGATTCCAGTAACTTCCACCTTGAGCGCCTCGTTAGTATCATCTGCTGTGATGCTTATGCTCGTGCTGCTTGCAATATCAGTTCCGACTGTATCTACAGTTCCGACGAGCGATGTAGTCAACGCAACATTCTTGATAGAGAATTGGCGAATATAACGTGCGGCAGTCGAGCCATCACTCTTGATGCCAGCAATGTTGATTGTGCCTGTGAGGTATTTGTTGGTTGGGATCGTGAGGCGGGTGGCGCTGCCGTCCAAGAAAAGCTCGACTGCGGCGTTCGTGGTCGTCTTGTTCCGCATGACGAAGCGGGCGCGCTGGGCATCGCCGTTTGCGGCGAAACGAAAATTAGCGTGTGACATCATGCCAGAACGATCTGCTACGGCCCTCGACCCAAAAGCTAAAGCACCAGCGCCACTGGCTGTGTTGGAATCCCAACCGATTGCAACGGCTCCAAATCCACTTGCGAGATTTCCATCGCCACCAAGAATCATTGCATTGGCTACTGTTGCAGAATTGTTAATCCCGCCAACAACAACATTCCCGGTGCCGGATGATGTATTATTGGATCCGCCAACGCACACGGGGTAAGAGCCGGTTGCCGTGTTTCTTTCGCCGCCTCCTATAAATGCAGATGTTCCAGAAGCTACTTGTGTCGCAGCAGTTCTAACCATTTGAAGATCGACAGCATTTGCTCCGCGTGCATTTCCGCCACTTACCGCGCCGTTGGGCTTATGAGCGAGCAGCGCACCAGTCCCTTTCGGCGAGAGGACGAGGCTGGAGTTTGTTTGCCCACTGTGCTGGTTGCTAATCGTAACATTATTTTGCGTAGAGGTGGTGGCATCATCAATGTTAATGTCGCTTCCTTGCGCAGTCACGCCACCAGTCCCATCCGCACGGGGCACAGCATTGTCCACCGTGCCCAGCGTTCCGGCAATCGTGCCTGTCCCGCCTACAATGACTTCCGCTCCAGCAGAGTCTTTGATGTAGGCCTTATTATCACTCTTGATGTAGAGGGCTGCGTCACCGCTGTTCGGGGTAAGCCCGGTGCTGTGCGTGAAAATCGCGGCGTTGGCGAAGTGTCGGTCTGGTGAAGGCATGATTCATTACTATGCACATCCTTCTTGGCGATGCAAGATGTTTTATCGGTAACGATAAAAGGAGATGCGGCAGGGACGCGTATGCATCCGCTCTTCAGGTGTCGGGTTTCAGGAGTAAACAGGGCTTTCGGCCCCCCGATCCCGCTAGGCTCCTTCACGCGATGCGATGACCCCGGATAGGGATGACCTAACAATATTGACCACCTGCCTGCCGCAATTTTTCCTCGCCGCGATGCTCCTCCGGACAACCAGAAGCCTTGCCACATCGCGCTTTACCCGCGCAATCCGTGGGCGCTTCCACGGCTATCGCGCCTCGCGGGCATCGTCTGACATAGGAACGGGGAAATTGTTTCAAAGATCAAGTCTGGCTTTATCTGCCTAGACTATTCTAGGACACCTTCTAGTTCAAGCGCATTCGCAAGCTCCTCTTGCACCGTGATGAGTGCGTAGGTGTAGCCCTCGCTCGTCTTCTCGATAGGCTCGATTTTGCGAATGTTCTCTTTCTGTATCCAGCAGTCGTTGTAGTCCTGCATGAAGCGCAGTTTGTTTGGTTTATCGTCAACGATAAATCCTCTGCATGTGACTAAGCTCTCAAACTTTGTATTCATAAATTAGGTATCCTTTTTCCCTCGCCCACGCGGGATTTGCGTGGATTCTGTCGTGACAGGATCGGCAGCAAGCCATGAAAGTATGCTTCGCGAGGAGGTTCTTTCCTCTCCCGCTTTTGTGGTGAATGTCTGTTGCTTGCCCGCCGCAGGCTTCACAAGTGAAGTTTTTGTCCCAGAGGAATTGCTTTCTGATTTCAGAATACGCTTTGCTTTTTTCTCTGCCTTTTTTCGATACTGCATTCAGCCTACCTCCGCGCTTTTTGAACCCGCTTTTTGCTTTGAGCGGGGTTTTCCTTCTGAGCATAGACAGACTATCTCCTTTACTTGTTCGTATGACAAGATGCTTTTTGCCGTGGTTTCTATCTGCGAGATTAGTTGTCCAGTCACCCCGATTGCCGCTCCAAGCTGGCGGCATGTCATTCCCAAGTCTGCCCTAGCCTTGCGAAGCTGGGCGGCAAAAACCTGCCTCCCACCCTGACGCAGCATCCGTGAACGCTCGTAGGTGGTCTGGCATGTTTGGTAAGCCTCGACAAGAGGGTGATCCATCCCGCGCAGTCTATAAACTTTTATTGACAGGTCAAGCGGAAAGTCGTTATCGTTATCGATAAATGGACTCTCCCGATGCCACAATGAAGCATGTGCTAACCGCCGCGCAGATCACCACTCTCGGCGCACACATGATCCTCGCAACGCAAATTGATTCTCCAATCGTATGCCACTACGAGATCAAAGACCCGGCTGGGCTATACATGTCCATGGCTATCAGAAAGAATGGGAAGTCATTCATCGCCATGCTGTTTGAACCATCTAACCTCATCATGGTTCTGGAGATATTGGTCGATCAGGAAAACCAAGATGTGGCTACCCGCAGGCATGTCCTCACAATACCAAACGAGGAGCTCACCGATGATTGCTGGGATGACATCCTCGACCAGATGCACGATTGGGCAGAGGGTAATAGGGATGACATTATTCTTGGCGAGAGCGCCGAAAAAAAAGATTGACTCCCCCAGCGAGTGGGTTAGTCTCGCACTTGTAGGAGCAATCCTGCCGTCTGCGTGAAGAACAGACGATAAATCTAAATAGATAAATTGAACCACAAACTATATCGCGGCTCCCTTACCGAATATTCTTCACCCGTCAGTTCGCCGGTTATTTAGTCGGTAAGGGGGCGCGGCCCTCAAATAAAATGTCTGTCAAAATTATGTCTGCCGTCTTCGACAAGAGTAAGACGGAAGGTAACGCAAGGCTGATCCTTTTGGCTCTGGCTGATTGCGCGAACGAAGAAGGAACTTGCTGGCCCAGCATATCGACCATCTCAAACATGGCGAATGTCTATGAACAAACGACTCGGAAGTATATCGGCGCCATGGAGCGGATAGGGCTTCTTTCTGTCGAGGATAGGTTCGACAAGAATGGAAGAAGGACATCGAACATCTATAAGATCAATCTTGAGAAGCTCGGTGAAGACACATTGACCCGCGAAATAATCCAAGAGGAACTATACGCAAGCCAACGCCGCCCGTGGGATGGTGGTGATTCAAATACTATGAACCATCACACAGTGGCACCATGTGATACAGTGCATAGGGTGGATACTGTGAATGGTCACATAGGGTCTTACATGAAGCATAAGAAAGAACCCAAAAGCGAACCATCAGAACCGACTGCGGTGAAAGTGATCGAAACCAAGGAAGACCTTGATCGTCACTTTCCGCCAATCGCTGACGCAATTGATTCACGACCCCCCGAAATCGTTCAACCAGCAAGTCCCGTTTCGGGCGCACAAATCCCCCCCAAAAAGGAGCGCCCCACCCGCCAGCCAAAACTAGCCGATGAGCAGTTCCTCGCCCAACTGAAGGAAGCCAACCCCCGCGTGGACTTCGACAAGGAGATGCGGAAGATGGACAACTGGCTCCTCGCCCGCCCCGGCAGGCAGAAGACCCGCGCATTCGTCACCAACTGGGTCAACCGTGTGGTGGAGAAGCTGGAACCAGAAGACGAGTGGAAGCCAACAGTAATCTGAAACTATCGATATCGATAAAATGAAAACCCAGATTCTAAACGGCGACTGCATCGAAATGATGCGGACGCTCCCCTACCAATCCGTGAACTGCTGCGTGACTTCGCCGCCATACTTCGGATTGCGATCATACTGCAAGGAAGGATCGGAAGAAAAAGAATACGAAATAGGATTAGAAGAAACTCCAGAGGCATTCGTGCAAAAGATGGTGGAAGTATTTCGTGAAGTGAGGCGAGTCCTGCGGGATGACGGGACGCTATGGGTAAATATTGGAGACTCAAATTGGAGCGCATCTTTGGAAAGAGATGCAGACATTGAGGCGATGTGGGGAAATCGGCGCGGGTCAGATTTATCAAGCGGGCGCGAAAATATACCAACTCACAATAGGCGCGGCAAAATGAAAAGACCCGATGGAGTAAAACCTAAAGACTTGCTTGGCATTCCTTGGATGCTTGCATTTGCTCTCCGTGCGGATGGTTGGTATCTGCGCCAAGATGTCATCTGGCACAAGCCTAATCCGATGCCTGAAAGAAAGATGGATCGCTGCACTAAATCTCACGAGCATTTGTTTCTACTAAGCAAAAGTTCAAAATATTTCTGGGATGATAAGGGTATTGAGGAAAAGGCAAGCGATGGAAGCACAAGAATTAGAAGGGATGTCTGGACGGTTCCTGTTCGTCATTACAAGGATGCACACTTCGCCACCTTCCCACCCGACTTGATTCGCCCGTGCATTCTTGCCGGATGTCCTAAGGGTGGCGTGGTTCTCGACCCATTCGGCGGCAGCGGAACAACTGCTGCGGTAGCGATGGAAGAGGGCCGGGACGCGATCCTGTGCGAACTCAACCCAGAATACATCCCGCTTATCAACGAACGGCTATCAAAAGTTCAGCCGAACCTTTTATGAAAACAACAAGAGAACAACTCGCAGAACAATACGGAGATGACATTCTCCTGATGGACGGATACGACGATTGCGTTGTCGGAGTCGTGGAGCAATTCGGAAGACCGCCAATCGTTTGCTATGACAGAGAGCTCGTTATTCGCAAGTTAATGGAGGATGGCATGACGCAGGAAGAGGCGGAAGAATTCTTTGAGTTCAATCAAATAGGCGCGTGGGTTGGAGACAGAACTCCTTGCTTCCTGACATCGCTATGAAAAAAGTCCCAATACGCCAAAAGGTGGAAGCTGCCGCACTCAGCCTCCTCGTCCAAGACCAAACCATCCTCGCACAACAGAAGTGGGATGCCTCGCTTTTCGCGCTGAAGCCCCACAGAATCGTTTTCGAGGCAATCGAGGGGTTCCATAGCCGAACGGGTGCCTGCGAGCCATTTAACGCCATCGCCCAACTTGAGGCTGATGGAAAGCTGGAAGCAGCGGGTGGAGAGGAGCAGGTGGTCGAGATTCTCAAGACCAACCTTATGCCATCCGGCAAGGTCTGCTTCGACACGGCAAACGAGTATCGCACCCAGTTGCGGGAGGCTAAAGGCTACCGTGATCTGATAGCGACATACGAAGAGATGGAAGGGGAAATTCGCGCAGGCAAGGCAGACCTCTCCAAATTATCGTTATCGATAACGACAGCCTTGGAGCCGGACATGAAGCCCCGCGCCTCCAAGAACGATATCCTCGCCAAGATCATCGATGAAATGGAGGGTAAGGTGGACGAAAAGCTCTTCCCCACAGGAGTCTTCATGCTGGACAAGAACCTCAAAGGTGGACTGCACGGAGGCGAGATGATGACAATCGCTGCGGAAACTGGTGGTGGTAAATCAATATTACTCGTCCAATCCGCCATAGCGAACCTCCAACTGGGAAGGAAGGTATTGTTCCTATCCCTCGAAATGTCGGCTGATGACATTTACCGCAGGATGGCTTCATTCCTCGCAGGTATACCAATCCGTGACGCGGAGGAGTATCGCGAGAAGCATGCTTGGGAACTGCCGAAGCTCGGTGAAGCATTCTGCCAACTCCAGAAGCTACCCATCGAGGTAATCGACGGGATATCAGACATAGATGATATTGAGGCTACGATAAATCTGTATGCTGGGAACGGGTCTGCTGAAGTAGTCTGCTGCGACTACATCCAGATCATCTCGTCCAAAGAGAACGAGAACAGGGAGAATGCGATCTCGGAGGTAGCCAGAAGGCTAAAGACCGCAGCGATGAGGCATAAGGTTGCCATGTTTACCGCAAGCCAGCTTAACGACGAAGGTAAGCTCCGCGAGTCGAGGGCCATTGGGATGCACTCGGATCAAGTAGTTTCAATTGAACACAAGGCTGACAGCAGTAAGATTGTTGTCAGAAAGAACCGCCGTGGGCCAAGGAACACAGCCATCAAGGTGAAAATGAATGGGGAACTCTCCAAGTTTGAGAATGAATTCTAAAGACAAAGAATACCGCGAATGTTCCTACTGGCTGGACAAGGTAATATTGCTCCGGTCTAAAGGAAAAGCCCACGAAGAGGAGGCTGCGAATTGCATGCAAAAAGCAATGGCAATTTACGACGAACACTTCGGTGAAAAGCAAAAAGTATTGACAGAAGACCTATGCCCGTTTTAGTATCACCAAAGATGAAAGCATACCCCAGCTGGTCGTGTCAGCCTTGCGGACACAAGCACGGCAAGAGGAAGTTCAAGTTCCCCGAAGACCCAGATCAGGTCGCAACCTACCACTATGGCAAGTGCGATGTGTGCGGTGAGAATGGGTTCGTTACTGAACCTCGCGATTACGGAGACTTCCCCAACTGGTTCAAGAAATGAAATACGAAACAAGAACACTAAAGATGGGCGTCTGCGTAAAAGGAGAGGCTCTTTTCCACGAAAGCATGACGGAGATTGAAATAGTCGATGAGGCAGGCGGGGAATTTCTCAAGATTATCCAGTGGCCTGAGAATGATGATGTCCAAGAAATTCTCATCGACCAATACGAGTGGCCTACTCTCAGGGCGGCGATTGATAAGATGATGAAGGAATGCAGGGCTGAAAGAAAAAGTGATCAATAATTCTTTCAAATGATTAACTCAAGACAGAAGGGTAAGCGCGGTGAGAGGGACTGGAGAGACCAACTCCGCGCAGAAGGTTTCACAGCCCGCCGTGGTCAACAGTATGCTGGTGGAATAGAAAGCCCAGATGTTGTTTGCGAGGAGCTATCCAATCTCCATCAAGAAGTGAAGTTCGTGGAGAATCTAAACCTTGATAAAGCATGCGAGCAGGCTACTAAAGACTCTGGCGGCAAGCGATGGATAGTCGCTCATCGCAAGAAGAACAAACCGTGGAGGGTAACGATGTCGTCCGAATTGTTTTTTTTGCTTTTACGGGAAGGAATGGATGGACTCAAAAATTGATTCTTTCTTGACTTTTTGATTTTTGGCATATAAGGTATCGTATATGACAAAAGAAGAAACTAAAAAATACGAACAAGAATACTATAAGAAAAACGCTGAAAAGCGAAAAGCTTATTCTAAACAATGGAGGCGCAATAATAAAGAAAGAAAAAATGAATATCAGAAAGCTTGGCGTGAAAAGAAAAAGCAATACATGGTTGATTGGCAAAGAAACTTTAGAGCAAAAAATAAAAAAATTTGCGAGGAGTATAGGAAAAGAAGCCTATTAAAAGCTAAAACAGAAAGGCCAATTGAGTTTATAGCTAGAAGATTGTTTTTTGGCAGCAAATCAAGGGCAAAGGCTAAAAAAATGGCTTTTGATTTGACTCAAGAATGGATAGTAGAAAAAATAAAATCAGGAAAATGTAGTGTTACAAATATTCCATTTTACATAAATCCAATAAAAGATGACAATAAAAGCGGACCAGTTTCTGCTTTTGCGCCATCATTGGATAGAATAAATACTAATCATGGGTATACTAAAAAAAATACACAGGTTGTAATTTGGATTTACAATTCGGCAAAAAGCAGTTTTACTCATAATGAAGTAATGGTGCTAGCAGAGGCATTAAACAAAACAAATTCTGCAAACAACAAAGAAGGTATTAACAAATGAAGAAATGGATAAAGTCAGCAATATCTAAGCCGGGCGCCCTTCGCAAGGCGCTTGGAGCAAAAGCAGGCAAGAACATCCCCGCTGGCAAACTCGCCAAGGCGGCTAAAGCCAAAGGCAAGATGGGACAACGCGCCCGTCTCGCTCAAACCCTCAAGAAGATGTCCAAAAAGAAATGAAGAAGCCAACTACTAAAGCAGGCAAGCAAGCCAAGATCGCGAAGACCATGCGCGAATACAAGGCTGGCAAACTCAAGGCAGGCATCAATCCCAAGGGGCCGAAAAAAGCTCCTATGGCAAAGAGCCGCAAGCAGGCCATCGCAATCGCCCTCTCGCAGGCGGGAATGTCCAAGAAAAAGAAATGAAAAAAGGTCTATACTACAATGTAAACGCCAAACGCAAGCGCATTGCGGCTGGCAGTGGCGAGAAGATGAGGAAACCCGGCAGTAAGGGCGCCCCTACCGCGAAAGCCTTCCGCGATTCCAAGAAGACTGCGAAGAAGAAATAACCATGGAAAAGCGTTTTAAGAAAATAGTCACAAACCCCAAGACTGGGCGCAAGAAGACCGTGCGCTATGGTCAGAAGGGTGCGACCATTAGTCCGGGCAGCAAGCGTGGCGATAGCTACTGCGCTCGTTCTGCTAAAATCAAGGGAGATTGGAAGTCAGACCCCAATTCGCCAAACCGGCTATCCAGAAAAAAATGGAAGTGCAAGGGTAGCAAGTCCATGAAATAAAATGCTCTACACAAAGATAGGGCAGATACCAACGCACAAATACATCTGGGTTGACTCACGCTTTACTCACAAGACTCCAT